CGCTGTATTTGAATCCCTTTGGCTGATCCTGACCGATCTGTTTTGCTGGGTGTTTGAATCCTTGCTGCGGGTTGTTGTGTCGATACTTAATACGCTCGATTTCTCGGGTCTCACGGCCTACGCCGGGTCCTGGGCCGGCTTGCCTGGGAACGTGCTCGAGGTCATCGCCGCGATTGGGCTGTCTACGGCGGTTGGCATCATCGTTACCGCTATCGGCATTCGGTTGGTGCTGCAGTTGATCCCGTTCACTCGGCTAGGCTCATGATCAATTTATTGCTCGGCGCTCCTGGCGGTGGCAAGAGCTACGAGGCTGTTGTATTCCATGCGCTGCCCGCCCTGATGAAAGGGCGCAAGGTCGTTACAAATCTGCCTCTTGACCTGGCGGCTTTTGGCGCCATCGATCCCGCACTACCTGGCCTGATCGAGATTCGGACCAACAGCCAGGGCGCCCCTAAAAAGGACGGTTCACCCTGCCGCGTGTTTGGCTGCGCTGCCGACTATTCCGATCCGTGGCGCCATGCGGACGGTTTCGGCCCGCTGTTCATCATCGACGAATGCCATATGGCGATGCCCAAGGGCACGACCGATATCGCCGTTGAAGAATGGTTTTCCATGCATCGTCACCACAACGTCGATGTGCTCTTGATCACCCAGAGTTATGCCAAGATTTCCCAAAGCGTGCGCGACCTGGTGCAAATGGTTTACCGCGTTCGCAAGAATGTTGCGCTCGGCTCGCCTACGTCTTACACCCGAAAAGTGCAAGACGGTTTGCGCGGTGAAGTCGTCAACACGACGATTCGCAAATACCAGAAAAGATATTTTTCTCTCTACCGCTCGCATACCCAGGGTCAGGCGGTCTCAGAATTCAACGCGTCGGACGTTCGGCCTATTTGGATGCATTGGAGCGTTATTGGCGCTGCGATTCTATTTACCATCGTTGTTGTGATGGTTGCATCGGGCAAGGTGTCGATGCCCTGGAAGTCGAGCCCGCCCGACTCCAAGCCCAACGCCGTTGCCAAGCCTGCGGCGGTCTATCAGGCGTCGTTGTCTCCGCGCCCAGCCGCGTCGTCGCCCATGTCGGCGCGTGCTGCCTCTGCGGCCCTGGCTGCGGCTCAAGCGGCCAGCGAGCCCCCGCTAGACCCGGAACCATTCGCGGGCCGTGGGGTTCACCTATCGGGCTACCTTGAGGCCGGCAAGCGCCGTATGTGGACGTTTACCCTGTCTCAAAACGGCCAGGGGCTCGGCTCGATCACGGATGCTGAGCTGCTTCAGGCGGGCTATACGTGGCGGGGCGATTCTCAGTGCTCGGGGCTTCTGACGTATGGGGCCGTTAAAAGGGCCATCGTCTGCGATGCGCCATCGGTCAGCATAGGCGGCACGGTCAAGCCGTCAACCTGAACGGGGGGGCCCGCTTGCGGGGGGTCCCGGTCGGATGTTGCGGCGGCCGTAGGCGCCGGGGTGGTCCGCCGCACTGCCCAGGCGGGGGCGGGGGCAGAGCCCCAAGCTGGCAGAGCCATCGTCTTACCATTCAGCCAGCGGCAGCGATCTTTTGGTGCCTCGCAAAATTCCCGCGTGAATTGTGGTAGCGAGTGCGCAAAAGCCCCTGCGCGCCATCTTGGCCAAGCTGGAAAAAAGCGCGCCAATGTTTCTTCTGTCCGGTGCGCTAACTTCACTGCTGAGCGTCCTCGCCTGTGCTTCTCGTGCGGTCATAGTCAGGCAGAACAAGACCAGTACGCCAAGCCCCGCGACCGAGAAAAAAATCCGTCGCATTACCTCCCGGCGTGCGTTGTCCTTCTCTCGGTCGAGTGCGTCGAGTGCTAGTAATTCTCGGGCGTCCTCTCCTATGAGGTCAGCCAGTTTGACTAGTTGATAAGTCGGCAGTCCTCGCCTGCCTGATTTGGCCGCCACGATCACTTCCCGCTGGGTTTCGAGCACCTCCGCGACGGCCTGGGTATTCCCTTTTTTGCGCTCCGCGTGCTCGATGGCCTCCCGAATGCTCTTGACCATTCGTGCCCCTTTCGGTTAGCCTGCGGCTGGAGCAATTTTGCTCCACCTTTACAGGCTACAAATCATGTCACAAGCGGAAACCGGCAACGTCGCGCCGACTCACTCTCTCCTGTTCATCGCCGGCAAAATCAAGGCAGTCCGTCCGCTGGTGGACGCTTTCGGCGTCACGCGCGTCGGCACGCTGGTGGTCTGTGATCCGGTGGAAGGCTCGCCGCGCTCGATGGTCGAGGTGTTTTCGGATACCTCCCTCGGCGCTGTCGGTGTTCCGGTCCGGGTCAAGTGCCGATTGACGGGCGCGCCGAACTCGTTTCCCGTCACCGACGATCACGGCCAAAAGGTCATGATCCACACGGCCCGCCACTACCTCAACGCGGTGCAGTGATGGCGCGCAATGCGCTCAGCGTTCCCGAAGGATGGGACTGCAAGTCATGGTCTGATGCCTGTGCGGCGGTCGATGATCTTCAAACGCTGGTCAACCGTTTGCGCGTGGAATTGGAATCCACGGACGGCAGCGCCAAGCGGCTCAAGGCTGCATTCGAGCGTGTCGAAGCGGCTGCGGCGTTTGGCGTCTCGGCGGCGTCGTGGGCCGAGTGATGCTCGAGGCGCCCTATGTCCACGATGAACGCACGGAGGCGACGTGGCGGCGCCCCCGGCGTTTGCCGCGCCTTCCTGCGGTGGGTGTCTCCCGGCCGGCGTCGATGGCCGATGAACTGTCCTCGGCGTCTGAGTCGGCGCGTGTCCTCGATCTGCTCGGCCGTGCGCTCGTGTTGCCCGACTACCGTTACAGCGAGGGCCCGGCCCTGGCTCGTGAGGAGGCATTCGAGGCTTGGCGCGAAGCGTGCGATGCCGCAGGCGACGGGGGTGGACGTGGTGGGCTTGTCTCAGTTCCAACAAGTGGCCCGCGCCGTCTGTTCCGTCGCGTGGTCACGCCTAGGGCATCGACCGTTGCGGCCGTTGCCTGTCGGGAAGCCCTGCGGCAAGCGCGTAGCGCCTTGCCGTGTGGAACGGATGAGGGCCGGTTGTCGAAGCTGCGCCAGGCGGTTGGGTTCTCGGCCCGCGTTCATCTGGTCGATGTTGAGCTCCCCAGCTACTGCGCGATGGTCACGCTCACCTATGCGGACGGCATCAGGGATTGGCAGCCTCGGCATGTGTCCGACTACCTGCACACCCTGCGCAAGTGGTGGGCTCGTCAGCAGTTCGATTCGTCGATGCGCTACGTGTGGGTGGCCGAGTTGCAGAAACGCGGCGCCATCCATTACCACATCGCCGTGTTCATACCGGCCGGCTTCAAGGTGCCGAAACCCGACGTTGCTGGATGGTGGACGCATGGCAAAACGCAGGTTGTTGCTGCTCGTGGTGCGGTTCAGTACCTCATGAAATATTTGTCCAAGGGCGGCAAAGCCAGCGAGCACAGGTTGCCCGGTGGTGCCCGGTGCTACGGCTGCGGCGGTCTCGGTCAGACCATGCGCCTCGCTCGTCGCTGGCTGTCCCTGCCTGGGTTCATCAAAGCGCGTGCCGACGTTTTGGGCTCTGCTGGCTGGGCTCGTGCGGTGGGTGGTGGCTGGGTCGATCCTGATGGGGAAATTTGGGCGTCTGAGTTTCAGCGGGTCCAGATTGGCGGTGCTTGGTGCCTTGAGCGCGTCGCAGATCATGGCCTGCCGTTCGATGTCGCGGGAATTTTTTCATGGGTCAAACCTCATGCATGACTATGGTTATCGCTCGCTGGCTGATGCAACGGCCTTGCTCCTGCTGGTTCTCTATGTCGGGTTCGTGGTCTACCTGGCTGTTTCCTGCCACTTCCGGGTCAGGGGTCTGTAATGGCTTGGACAGGTGGTAATGCGACCGTGGTGGTCGAGGTCGGGGATAACGTGGCCTACTGCGCTGCGCGCTCCTACAATCCCTGGCCTAATAACATGGATTGTGGTTTCGAGTTATTCACGCAGTACCACGTTGACATTAAGGGCCTTGGTGCCGGCCCTGTTTACACGATCTCGGGGTCGGTTTTCTCCGAGGGTGTCGATCACGTATTCAGGGGTGCCGCCGGCGATACGGTGGCCGATTTCACGACGCCTTACGTCGCAGCCCCAACCACTGGAAGTGAAACCCCCATGACTCCTGCCGAACTCGGTATCAACCCCGCCGATATGGCTGCTGTTTTCGGCTGGGGGTTCTTTCTCGTGATTTCGTTTTGGGCCTTGGGCTACGCAATCGGCGCGGCGGTTAAGGTCATCAAAGCGGTTTGAATTTGCCCATTCTCGGGCGATCTGTTGGCCTGCCAGTTGTAGGTCGTGTTTTGGAGTTTTAAAAATGGACGCAATCCTCGCTGCGGTGGATCTGGGCGCTGTCGCTACTTTCGTGGCTGCCGCTGGCATCCTGATCATCGGCATCAACATGGCCTTCAAGGGCATCGGCCTGGGCAAACGCGCTGTCAAGGCGGCCTAAGCGATGCTCACCGGCGGTCTGCTTGTGCTCTTTTGGGGCATTGTTGCCGCGATCGGCGCGGGCAGTGCTGCCGCGTTCATCGCGGGCATGGGTCGGGTGCAGTGATGCGCTCGGCCCTGCTTGTGGTTGCGGGCCTGCTTTCGCTCTCGGCAGGCGCCGCGACCTTTCATCCCAAGACCGGGGGCGGCTTTCGGGTTGAATCCGTTCCCACCTATTCGCCGGTCGGCGTTCCGTACCTTCGACCGACATTGATTTTTGCGCCGAATCCTTCGTTGGGTTCCTTGGTGCTTTCTGATGCGCTGCGCGCTCCTGGGCCATCCGGCGCTGTTATCGACGTTGTTGCAAAACAGGTCGTGCCCTGGTCGTCTGTTGCCAAAATTGTTGGAAGATCCTTGCCGCTCATTTCTACGGGGATGGCCGTTTGGGAGATATTGGACGATTTGCGTGCCAAGGGTGACGGGGAAACCTGGGTGTACGATGATGGCAAGCCAGAGGAAATGCAAGACGTTTATTCATTGCCCGGCTCGGCCGGCTGTTCTGACCTTCGGGGCACGTCCGCGCTATCGGTGGTCGCTGCCTGCAATACTCGTCGTTACATCGCCCCGAATGACACGGTTATTTCGACTGCTTGTGCCAACGCCGGTTGTACTGCTGTGGACGTTGTTGCCCAGCACTGGACCCAAAACACTGGCACTGGCGCTTATTACAAAGATGGCCTTACGGTTGTGCAGCATGCCGTGTCCAAAGTCAGTGCGCTCGCCTGCGCTACGTACAAGAATAACGGCGTTGGTGCCGATCAGCCAGGTGAGCGAGGTCTAGACGGTAAGTGCAAAACGGGCACGTATCGTCCGAGTTCGCCCGCTGAGATAACCGATATTTGGGAAACCAACGCCCCGAAGGAACAAGCGCCAACGGTCGCTGAGGAGTTGCTTAAAAAGGGCGCGCGTGTCGATCCGGTTCCTGATACTACTTTGGAAGGTCCTACCGAAATAGAAAGCCCCCCGCGTACCACCACGCGCACCAAGGAAGATGGCACGGTGGAAACGATTGTCGAGCGCGATGTGACGACAATCCGCTATGAGGGCGATTCGTATTATTGGGACAAGCGCACGATTACCACCGATGGCGGCGGCACCGTGACGGATGCGCCGGCTCCTGACGCTGGAACGCCGGCCGTAGACCGGGACCTGCCGCCTGTTCCTGATTTGTATACGCAAAAATACCCGGACGGTTTGGCCGGTGTATGGGCTGCCGAAATGTCAGCCATTCGTGAAACCCCGATATTCGCCTTCCTAGATTCGCTGGTCCCGAGCACTGGTGACGGCGGCTGTCCGGTGTGGTCTTTCTCTCCTGGCGCCGTCCTCGGCATCAACGTCGCTGGCGACCTTTCCGTGCCCTGTTATGTGTGGTCTTTTGTCCGTCTGATCATGGTCATTACGGCTTTATTGCTTGCGCGTCGTCTCGTTTTTGGCGGCTAGAGCTGCTCGCACAATTTAAGGGGTCGTCATGTCGCTGGTTGTTGCCGCGCTGCAATTCATTCTTGACAAGCTCGTTGGGGCTGTCCGGTGGATTGGCGAACTATTCGTCGCTGTATTTGAATCCCTTTGGCTGATCCTGACCGATCTGTTTTGCTGGGTGTTTGAATCCTTGCTGCGGGTTGTTGTGTCGATACTTAATACGCTCGATTTCTCGGGTCTCACGGCCTAC